CTGAAGACGGCGGAGATGTTCAACAAGGTCGTAAAGAATATCTACCGCGTGTCGCACTTCCCGCGGCAAGCACGAAAAGCTCTCCAGTGGTCTGTCGGCCTTTCCCGGGGCTATATCTGGCCGCGCTACATCCGCACTGACTTTGGCTGGGGTCCGGGACAGGTTGAATTTATGGACCTTGGCCCGCGCGAGGTTATGCCGAGCCAGGTACCGAAATCCGGCGACATCCAAGGCTCATATGCATGCACGATCATCGAGTGCTTAGGCATTGCCGAGGCTCATGCGCGCTTCCCGAACGCGCAAGAGAAGCTGCAGCCGATTTCGAAATTCCGCTACACCTCTCCCAATCAAGTTCGCCGGCATGAATTCTGGGACCGTCATCGCTACGGAACCAACACCCAAAACTGGGAAAATCAGTTCTGCGAGATTCGCCACACCTTCATTCGCGATCTCAGAATCAACCGCACTGGCAAGATGCTCCCCATGGGAGACAAAGGGACATCGTGGTACTACGAAGTCCCCTCGGTGGGCGCGATAATCTCTTGGCGGGATCCGAACAACAATCTGCCCGCTTCGAAGTCTGCAGATGTGGTCGACTGTCGGCTTTACCCGCACCTTCGCCGGATCATCACAAATCCCGGGATGGAATACCCGCTCTACGATGGACCGGATTTTGACTGGCACGGAGTAATTCCCGCGGTCCAGTACGACGTCGATGACTGGCCATGGTTGGCTGTCGGGTATTCGCTTCTGCAAGATGTCGCCGGCCTCGAGCGCGGGAAACGGGCATTCCTTGACCTGATGTACCGGGTGCTAAAGGTCAAGATGAAGCCGCCAATGGGATACGACCTCAGCGCTGGCGTAGCGCGCGAGGATCTGAAGCGGCTCGACCTCCTGGATCCTGACATTGAGTCCATCGGCATCGACGGGGATCCGCGAAAGGCTCTGCAATCGATTCTTCCCGATAGCGTGAAAGTGGACGCGGAGGATTTCAAACTGCTCGAGGTTCTCGAAAAGTTTCAGGGCAAGACTCTAGGACTGAATGACCTCGGTAGCCTCGCGCAGTTGAAATTCAACCTCTCAAGCGAGACGGCCGACAAGTTGCTAGAAACGATCGGACCCATCGCGAAGGGCATTTCCGGGAACCTCGAGATTTCCCACGCCAAGATCTGCCAGATGCTCAAGTTCATTATCTGCCAGTACTTCACTACTCGACGGTTGTTGTCCGATATCGGACCAGAAGGGGTCGCGACCAAGGTCTTCGACTTCTACCCACAGTCGATTGTCCCCTCCCATATGCCTTGGGAGACGGATAAAGAGCAAGCGAGCCAGAGTTCGAACCAAGAGCGCGCGCGCTGGTTTGCGGAGAACCTGCAATTGATCTCCGTGCCAAGTTCTCTGATCGATATCACCCAAATGCAGGAACGGCTCATGTGGCTTAATTTCCTGCAGCGCGGATTCCCGGTTTCGTTCTCGACCGCATTCAAGAAGCTCGGAATCGAGGACTGGGGCGAGTCGCCTGGCGCGACCGAATTCGAACGTTGGGAGTACGAGCAGGTTCGTATGGTGGGAGTGAAAACGAAACTGGCCCAACTCGCGGCAGTCGAAGGTGGCGGAGCTCCCGCCGGTGGCGGTGGGGGTGGCAAAGGTGGCGGACAGGGTAAAGGCGGAGGACGTCCCCCGACGGCACAGGCTCCGCCGAAGTTGGAAAGTCGCGGGAATGGCGCAAGAACTGTCGTGAGCCAGAGCAAATGAAAAAACATGTCAAACGTCATATCGTGCAGCAGCCGGATGATCCCTCTATCCGCATAATTCCACTGACGAAAGGACAAAATGCCATCGTGGATGCGGCTGATTACGATTGGCTTAACCAGTGGAATTGGTTTGCGGCATATGCGAGGAAAACCCGCACTTTTTATGCGGCACGCGCAGTCAGGGTCGAAGGTAGGCCGCACTTTATGTACATGCATCGCCAAGTATTAGGTCTGGAGATTGAAGATGAGAGACAGGGCGATCATATTAAGAACCGAGAGACATTAAATAACCGACGCTCCAATCTCCGCATTGCGACTCACGCTCAAAATATGCAGCACAGCGAAAAGGGCGGGGATGGTATCAGCGGTATGAAGGGCGTCTCGCTGATAAAGGGAAGATTTTGGCGTGCCAGAATTAAATTTAATAACAAAGAAATTCACATCGGACTCTTCGGTACGAAGCAAGAAGCGTATGCGGCATATTGCGATACAGCTCGAAAATTGCACGGGAAGTTCGCAAGTGTGTGACATGGATGAAGCCTAAAGTGACAAACGTAAAGGTCTACGTTGTTGTGGAACAGGTGCTCGAAGCGCGCGCCAATCCAGAGGAATTGCACGAATACTTGCGCGCCGGTCGCTTCACCGGGACCGCGAATCTGACTTACGACGCGAACTACAATCAGGGCGGAGTGCGCCGAATTATCACGAAAGAGCACATCGAAATTAAGATGTCGGAACTCGATCGGTTACTCGAGGCACGCAACGGTTCAAATAATCGTTGACTTTTTTCCCTTTCAGGGCTTAGCGTTGCTGTCGAGATTCGTTTCCACCTCTTGAAGAGACCTCCGGAAGCGCCTCGCACCAAAAGTGCTGAGGCGCTTTTGGATTTTGGCTCAAAAATGGAGGAACGTCATGGCAAAGGGACACAAGGGTCTGGTGATCAAGGGTGGAATGAAGCATCACGGTGGCAAGAAAAAGCACCATGGTGGAAAGAAAAAGGGAAAGAAGGGCGGACGCCGGAAACGCTAGCCAGTCGTAGCTGACCGACACCGAAAGAGAGGCCAGTTATGATGGCAGGCAAAAAAGGCAGGGCCGGAACCGGCAAAGGCCGCCGGCTGAAAATTGGGACTGTGGCCACAGGCTGGAGCAAAGCGAACAAGGGCGGCGGCAAGACGATGTTGAAAGTCCCCGGGTTCAAGCATGCTGCAGCCAAGGGCACAGGCGGCAAGAAGCGCGGAGGTCGGCGCAAGCGCTAAATAGATGGCGACTCCTTCCCAAACTCCAGATCAGGGTGGGGCTCCTCCCGGTGGCGGCGGGGTCTCCCCTGGTCAACAGCAAGCCAATCCTCTTCAGGCAGCACTTGCAAAATTGGCACAAATTTGTGAGCAGATGGCAGGTCAAAATCCACTCGTCCAAGGCGAGATGATGGAAGCACGTTCTGCTTTCGTAAAAGCCCTCCAGAAAACTATGACCGCAGCGCGACCGCAGCAGGGAGCGCCCGGGGGCCCTGAACAGGGGCAAGCCCAACCGCAAGGGCAGTAGGGAGATACCGCTATGACAGTCGCAGAGTTACTGAAACAAGCAGGCATCGCGGATGAAGTCGCGGCCGGCCTACCGAAAGAGGTAGTTACCGCTTTGACCGGATACGTTTCTGAAGCCGATACGAAGCTTTCGACGGCAGCCGAGGAAGCGCGCAAAGCGGAAGAGGCGCGTCGACAGATCGAACTTGAGCGCAAAGACATCGACAAATACGTCCACGAATTTGGGACGACGGTAGTGGAAAAAGCAGAAGCAGAAGCCCGTGCGAACGCCGCGGAAGCCTACCTGAAGAGTCTGAAGACTCAAGGCTTCGACATCAAGTATCCCGGCTTGGAAGAGAACAAAGACGGCAAGAAGCCCATCGTTCCTGGGAGTCCAGCCGAAGGGGGTAATGCAGTGAGTGAGAGCTCTATTCTCGGCAAGGTCGGAACGGTTATGGAACAGTGGCTCGACGCGAACAACGAGCACATGCGGCTCTACGGCGTACCCATCCCAGACGGTTCGCGATCGGTGGCGGATGAGGCGGCGCGTGCTCGAGTTCCCCTCGGTACCTACATCGAGCAAAAATACAAGTTCGCGGATGCGCGGAAGTCGAAGCAGGACAAGGAATATCAGGCGCGCGTCGACGCCGATGTCGCGAAGAAGGTTGAGGAGCACAAGCGGGCAGAGGCCGAGAGACTAGGAAACAACCCAAACCTGCGCGCCGGCGAATCATCTCGCCAGCCCGTGCTTCCAAAGATCAAGACCGAAGATTTTCACAAGTCGGACGGCAATCAGAGTCGGCGTGAGCGCATGCAGCGCATGATTTCAAACATTCACAAAGACGTCGAAGCCACGAGAAACAGCGCGTAAATCCGCGTAAATAGGAGCGATTCATGCCAGCTTTTCTAGATCCTCTCTACAATGAGATTGACGTCTCGACCCGTGAATCGATCCGTAAGAACGTCGTGCAGGAATGCTTTTTCGTGGATACCCCTCTGCAGGATATCCTCCGCCGTTTCGGAGTCGTAGAAGACTTCCTCGGTGGTTCTGCGATGGTCGAGGGCTTCAACTACGCCCGCCTGCAGGGATCCGCGGTGACGCCAGGTCAGACAGTCACGGTCACGCGGAATCAGATCGCGAGTGCGGCGAAGTATTTCGAGAAAGCGTACGCGACCTTTACGCAGATCGAAGACTTCGAACTCGATGTGCTAAACCGCGCAGGCGATACGCAGATCATCGATCAGCGAGCCTTGCTCGAGGCGAACCTGGTTTCGCAGATGAACACCATGCTCGAGATGGATACCTATCGGCACGGGCAGCCGTCGGCAGCGAATGGTGGCATCGGTGGCGTCTCGGATGACCGCTCGAAGTCGAGTAACGGCTTCTTTGAGGGCTTCTCGAACGGCATCGATCCGTCTCCGGATGGAAACACCTTCACCGTCACCGGCGGAGTAACCCGCAACGGAGTTACCGGCCAGGCCTACAATTCCACGCCATTCTTCTGCGGGCAGACCAACGGGAACGCTGGGCCGATTACTTACCCGGTTCTGACTAACGCGGTCGCGCAGTTACTCACCCTGAACGGCAAGGCGAAGTGTGGCATCACGAGTCCTTTCGGCTGGGCAGCGCTGGTGAACATGCTGCGCGCGATTGCTCGTGTCGACCAGCAGTCGATTAAGGAAGGGACCGACTTCGGCTGGCCGTCGGTCGATTTCTTTGGTGTCAAGATCTTTGCCGATCCGCTGGCGCCATCGGGCAAGACCTACAACTACTTGCCTGGCGGCAACACGGCAGCCTTCGGCGCGGCGGCTCCAAACACGAACTTTGTGGATGGTTCGGGGAATACGACAAAGCTTGGGTCCTACACCTCTCCGACCTTCACCTCGAATGGCGTGCCGATCGCGAACGCTGCGCTCTCACCCACGGGCAGCAATTTCCCGTCGAACACATCGATCGCAGCCGCGGAAATCTTGGTGTTGTTCGATCCGGAAGCGGTCAAGATGCGCCCCACGGCGGAGAAGAGTTGGTTCTTCGCAACCAAAGTGAAAGAGATTCCCGACAACGTTAGCGCGGCCAACATGTTCATGCGCTTGGGCACGAATATTTATGTCTATAACCCACGCCATGGCTTGATTATCAGCGGATTTACTGCTTAGTTCTCAAGGAGATACGACATGCCGTTACAGCGTAACGAGTTCCTGCCGCAGAGTTTCACGACGGTCTATGCGTCTCCTTCGGGCATGGCGGATATCCGCACTGGGGTGCCGTATCAGGCCGGCGGTCTGATCGTTGGCACGTACTTCGATTTGACCGAGGCGGAAGCGCAGAACCTTTCGGGGAACGTGCTGCACACGGGTCGCTATCGGTTTGTGCAGATCGACTCAACTGCGACTGCTTCGAACGTTAAATTCGGAAGTGTCGGCCTGCTGAAGTCTCTTGCGCTGGGCGTGAACTTCATTACTAGTTTCGACAAGGGCGTTGCTGCCGGGTTGCACCCGGTCGTATTCGTCGCCAGCCCTTCGTCCACACAGATTTCCGCAGGTGCATTTATCTTCGTGCAGGAGGCCGGGATCGCAACCGTCAATTACCGCGCTTCTCTCACGAACGGAAGTCCTGCGGTGGGCGACCTTATCAGTACCTTCAGCGGAGGCGGGGGACTGCTCGACGATCTCACGCAGAGCACGCAGCCAACCTTCACGCAGATCGCAAATATCTTCGCTCAGGCTATTAGTCTGCCGACTGGCGGCGGTCAGGGAGTTGTAGAGTTAGATCCTGAGATCTGGCAAGGTTAGCGAGGGAGGAACGACGTGCAGCCAACCATCATTCGCGGATACGACGGCGGGATTGCAGTCGGGCAACGGGAAGCCTTCGTCCTTACCGGCTCAGGCCCGACTTCGTATTCGAACATTGGATCGAGTTCCGGGACTGGCGACCTCATCACTCCCCCATTCGGCATCTACCTCGATGTCGTGACTCCGATTCTGACCAAGAGTGGAACGTACTATTTGATCCCGTTTCCGAGCGCAGTGAATACGACTAGGGCGACCTGGGCATTTCGGTGGTTTACCACATCCACGATGGCCGAGGTCGGCAATGGCACAAACCTGTCTGCGGAGTCTGTTCAATTCCTGGCTCTCGGAGGCAACTTCTAAAAGCGTGGTAGGAGAGTGGGTCTCCCTTGCGGGGCAGGTTTGGTCAAGAGCGGTGACTGAACCTGCCTTTTTTACTGAGGGCGTATGTCGTTTTTGAGCATGGCGAAATCGCTGGCGGGCGGAGAGATTCCCGGAGTCTCGGAGACGCTCGCGAAGAACAAGATCAACGAAGCCCTCGGCCGGATCTACGATGAGACTGATTGGAGTTTCCAGGTTCAGGAAGGCGGATGGAATAATCCCGGGCTCCTAGCCAGCGGTGGGACGGTGACTGTCACTCCGTACTCGAATCAGGTGATCGGGGACGCGAATGCGACCACTATCTGGGCTGGGATTCAGACTGGGCCGCGGCCGGTGCTCACCGAGTTGCAGTTCCGTGATCCGTCCTATGCTCTCTACGACATCGTGGCGTACGACACGACAAGCCATCCTCCCTTTGCGACACTGACTCTCGATCGGCAGTGGCTAGAACCGACAACGGGTGCTGGTCGGCCGTATCAGATTTACCAGTGCTATTTCCCGGTCCCAGTGCAAGACTTCCGGAAGTTCATCGAGATCCGCGATACGACCTACGATCAACCGGTGGATTTCTGGACGTACTCGCGCGACGACCTCGCCTACGTCGATCCTCAGAGACTTCAGTTCGGGCCCGGTGTGCCGACCTATGCTGTGCCGCACGATGTTGACCAGAGGCCGGGGTCTACGACTCTCGGGTTCGTTCGCTACGAGATCTGGCCTCACAACCTGTCGCATATGCCGTACAGCTTCGGGTACGAACGGCGCGGGGCGCTTCTTGTCAATCCGACTGATACGTTGCAATACCCCATCGACGAAGAATTGCTGATGTGGCGCGTGCGAGAGGTCCTATATCAGTTCTGCGAAGCACAGAAGGGGATCGACGTGCAGCGCGGCGCTGGTGCCAACTGGCAATTTCTTGCAGAGAAGGCCGAGAAGGAATATAACCGCAAACTTCAGTTGATCAAATCGGTCGATCGGAACCTAAACCGCAACCTTGTTATCCGTAAGAAGCGTTTTTCTGATGCCAGCTATGATGGCTATTCTACTCAACGACTCGGTAAATTAAACATAGGACGCTAATGCCCGAAGTAAGCAAACTCGCCATAATATTGAATCACAGCCGCCTTACGCACTTCTACGGCCTCCTTGTAATACTGATAGTGGCCGAGGTAGGTTCGGTGTTTGTCAACGGAGATGTAAACGATCCAGCATCTACGGTCTTTGTTCCAAAAGACTCCCGGCATCCCAGATTTACAATCGGACCTCATTCTTTGGTTCTGTATATTTTGCGCCTGACTGCAGATACGAAGATTATCCATGCGGTTGTCGAGGGTGTTGTGGTTCCGATGATCTCCAAATCGGCCATCGTGATATGTCAATCCCAGAAGTTGTCGGTGCATTTTAATCAATGCTTCTCTTGCCTTTTCTCTTCTACATGCATAAAAAGATTGAGTACATTCCGACCATTCGACGCACCAATTCCATTGCATGAGCCATTCGTACTTGACAGCATCTACGATTGCGTTCTGGCCTTGCGTGAGAGGGATGAGGCGGATAGTCTAATCGAGCGGTTGGACCACCTCATGGCGTTTCATGGGGCGTTTCATAAGGAACCTCACATTCCTTGTGCGACAGTTCAGCCGCCTTTCATTTTACAGAGAAATCTTTCGGGAGGCTAGCTATGCCAGTGGCGACGATAACCGTGACCGACAAGACCAAGACGCCAGCCAGCCTCCAGACTTTGCTCGCGCAGGGCATGCAGCCGCAGGCGTTCCCTTCTGGCGATACGCAGACGGGTGTCCCGGGTTACAGCGTAGTCACGATTGCAGCCGGACGCGGCTTTGCGCAACTCGCCGGAGTTGCTTATCTGTCTCTGCAATTTGATCCTAGCAATTCCGGAATGAAGGGCTACGTGGGGGATGAGGGCGTAGCAAACAACGGAACACTACAAGCGAAGACCATGCTGCCGGGAGACGTGGACGTCCACCAAGGCCATTCGTACGTAGTCCATCTCGCAGAGATTTTCATCACCGCAGATACCAACAATGCCGTTTGGAACGTCGAATGGCATTACTGCTGAGGGGTTTATGCGCAAACTACTTGTTCTAGCCTTATGTCTTCTGCCGCTTTCGGCCTTCGCGCAATTTAGTTCGAATACAGCGCGAAGGGTGGTCTCGGGGACGGCGGCACCGCCAGCGCTTTGCAATGCAAGCCCTGTCGATATGTACGCAAGGACCGGGGCAACTTCTCCTGGGCTGTATGTATGTCTCACAACGAACACTTGGACGGGACCTCTTACCTCTGGAGGTGGCGGAACGACCATCAACCCGACGAATAATGTCTTACCGAAGCGATCTAACTCAACCACATTTGCAGATTCATCTCTTACGGATAATGGAACTACGGTTACGGGGACCGAACAATATGTAGGTCCTCTATTGACCGGCCCTACGTATTCCATGGTTGGGCAAACCGCTCAAGGCTTTGGAGACGATGCTACCGTGTGGGGTCCGGGTGCCCCTACGATATGGGGAGCTGCAAATTCCAGACTAGCGGTGTTTTTCTCAGGGCTGACTATCCCAACAGGAAGTTGTTATTATTGGGCATCATCAAATATAAACTTTAACGCTTCGAGAGATACGTGTCTGTCAAGAGCAGGTGTAGGCGTAGTTAGTTTTGACAATGGGGCTGGTGGTGGTAACGGTTTGGGATCATCTACAAACTGCCGCACTGTGGTGAACGTAACTCCGGTCACAGTAAATGCCAACGTATCCACCGACCAAACTCTGATGGCGTTCACGCTCCCCGCTAACTGCCTCAACACTGTGGGCCGAACGCTGAGAATCTTTGTTGCTGGCGTCTATAGCACAGCGGCAACTTCGACGGCGCAAATGACCCTAAAGGTCAAGATTTGCAGTGTGTCTGGCTGCGGATCAGGAAACGTAGCGAGCGTTATCAGCATTCAATCGGCGGCCCTTGGAACGCTTACGATTACGAACAATGCATGGAACGGTACCTTTTATGTCACTACTCAGACGGCAAGCACGGCGGGAGCTTGGGAAGCCCATGGAGCCTTTGGGATAGACGAAGGGGCGCTAGCGACCGCTGCGGACTCTTTCTTTAACGACTCTAATACGGCTACCGTCACAGGAAGTCCTTCTGCGATCGACACTACAGCGCAAAACTTCCTGCAGATCACCTTCGCGTTTTCAGCGGCGAGCACGAGTAACTCCGTTACGCAGCGGCAACTTGTTATTGACTCGGTAAACTAAGATGCCAAGCCGATTAACATTTGTTGTAGTTATCTTATGCGCTTATTCCTATGCTCAATTCTCGAAAATTAACTCGATTGATTATCAGCAGAGTGGTTCGGATGTGGCGTTTGTCACTTATCCTCACAAGTTGAATTTTGCTGGATGCACGGTGGGTCGCTCCGGGTCGACGGTCACCATTACTTGCACTGGCGGAGCAGGCTTGCCTACCGCTTCGACAAGTGGGCAGCAAGTTACTTGGAATGGCTCCAACTATTTCTCGCAAAACAAAATCATCTTTGATGTTCGTGATCAAGGAATTGATTGCACGGGAGCAACTGATACTAAACCTGCATGGCAAGCTCTCATCAACGCCACTGGCGACGATACAACGATACTAGTCCCGCAGAATTGCACAATGAAAGTTGCGTCTACGATCACGGTATCAAGCCGCGCAGGGTTTCGACTCATGTCATACGACCGCGCCCAGAACGGTGGAGGCAACCAACGCCCCGAATTCCTATGGACGGGATCGACTGGAGGTATGTGGGATTTCCAGGCTAATCAAGCACCAACAGTGGAAGGATTTTTCTTCACCAATACCGGAACTGCACACCTAGATTACTTCCTACGTTTCGATGGCAATCCATCTACGCGAATCGGTACCGAGGCGCAGATTCGATACAACACGTTCACCAATAATATGGCGAACCCTGGTACATTTGATGCCATCCCAATCAATATAGTCAGCGGTCAGAACCACGAGAAGAACGTCATCACCGACAACGATTTCTTTTGTTCACAGTCAAGATCATTTCGCGAGAGCGATTCCACGATCATCAACAGCGGCAGCCCCAATGTCGCTTGTGGGTTGGCGAACTGCACGTATCTCACGGATGCAAACGTCGGAGATCGTATACGGGTTAGCTATGCGACCGGCATCTTTGACAGCACTGTGCAGTCCATCACAGACAACAACCATTTAGTAGCCACATCGAATGCCGCGTCAAATCAAACCAACGCCCGCTTGCACTTCCGGCAGGCCTACGGTAATGGAATCACCATCGGCTCTACGAATTCCAAGCACAACACGATTAACCGCAATTCCTTCACGCAGTGCGCTCGCGGGATCAACATGACCAACGGATCATTCTCGTTGGAACATATCGGCGGTTCGGCCAACGACATTTTGATCTACATAGGAAATAGCTCGGAATCGACCCAGCTCAATTATGTCGAGGATGAGAACACGCTGCGCGACGTTTACATCAGCAATCCAGATGCTCCTATCGTCATGAATCATTTGCGCAACAGCCTTGGGATTGCTGGAGAGTTTGACGGGTTTATCTATCTCGCAAGCGGAGCGCGTGTGACTATCACTGGTTCGATTCTGCAAGATACTCCGGGAGCGAATTCCGTTGTGATCGGTGCAGCATCTCCAGGGAACGCGCAGTTGACTTCAATCGCCAATCAGTGGGGGCCAGGAGTAGTCACCATGTCCTTGCTCGGGTTCACGCAATGGCGAACGGCAGCAGAAGCATCGGGGGTCGGAGCTGGATGGCTCATTAGTTGTGGGGATTTCGATATCACTGACGCGCCGACGAATGGCTGTTTCCAGTTTGGGGAAGGTGGGGCGAGTTCCGTTGAGGGCCACGTAATAGTTAGCAGCGGACATCCAGGCAATACGGCTAGTTTTAATGTTTTCACTGCCGAACCGAACTCTCAGGTAAGCGGATTTGTGAACGAAGCTCGCGGGTTCCGTACTAATTTCAATATGTTCGGGAATTCTACCTCGATGATCTCGGTGGGATTTGATGCGCAATACTTGGCGGCAGTACGAGGCGGAAACTTTGCGGGATTTAGAGCGGGTTTCCCAACTGTCAGTACAACGACTATGCCATTCGCTCGCGGCCTTTGGATACAGGCTCCGATCGCAACAACTCAGATCACAACCGCATCGGGTGTGTACATCGAGGACCTAGCCACCAACTCTGGAATCACGAACCGGTACAGTTTTTTTGGGGCCGGAGCCACAGACATCGCTCACTTTGGTGGACCACTAGAACTGCCGGCATCTGGATCGGCTAATAAGGCTGTTTGCTTCAAGGCTGACGGCAAGACACTTGGTTTTTGCTCAACGGTAGTTGCTTCTGACGGAAGCTGTACGTGTAACTAACATGGGCACTCCCTCTACAGGCTTTCCGATCAGGACGTACGCGCTAGCAGGATTTCGATCTCGGTCTGCGATTGGCGGCTTGTTCTTTCCGCGTGGCCCAGCGGCAGTTTCCCGACTCGTAGTTTCCGTCATTATTTTTTCGGTCGAGGGTATGTCGCGGAGAAGGCTTACTGCCAAGTTCAGCAGAAAATTGGCGGAAATTATCAAAGAGGAATTTGATTCCTCTTGCGCCGTACCATTTATAGTTGCGGAGTTTTGGATTAATACATCGCTGTTGAGCATCAAGAAATGCCTGGTATTCGGAAGTTTTGTATCCACGGCGTGCATTCCCATGTTGAAGTTGACGCGGAGAGCATCGCGGGACGGATGCGCAAGATCTCTTTCGCTTCGAGAGAAGGTGACATCGCAAAGCGGTAGTCATTTGACCGCAATCGCATTGGCAACTCCAGACGACCATGTGCCTATTCTTTTTTCCGAAAGATCGGTAGCCTGCTGGCCACAACACTGTCAAATGGCCAAAGCGTTGAGTGGTCAAATCCGTAAACATGGAAAGAGTTTATTCGTATGGCTGGAACGCCCGCAACTGGCAATCCAATAAATTTGTTTGCCGTGGACAACGCCCAGAGGTATCAAGTGATTGCCCAGACCGCGTGTCGCAGGATCGTGATTCAGGAAAACTACAACTCGGTGACTCCGCCGACCGCGGACCTCTTACAGGCTCAGCCAGCGGGCGGTACGCAGATCAATATCGCGAAGGGTACGGCGGCAATCTTCTCTCCACCTGGCACCGGATCCCAGCATTTCATTATGGGATTCAAGCCGGGAGACATAGCAGGCGACATTCAGACGGTTTCGGGATCGATTACGGTCCAGCAGGTGGAGTCGGCACAAATTTAGGACCCTATGCTCCATTGGCTTTCGCGCCATCATTTGCGACACTTGCGTGATCTAGGAATCCCGCGTTGGAAATTTTGGTTCATGCACACGGATACTGTCGCTTATGTGGATGCGATCCTTCAGTGGCGGAAGACTCTTCCGAAGGCGACCGAAGAGGAGTTGCACGAGAAAGCGATCGGGCATATCGCCTGGCGACAGCACAAGGGGTAGGAAATGACGATCGAAGAACAACTCGGGCGGGATGAGGGGCGTAAGTCGAGTGCGTACCAGGACCAATACGGCTATTGGACGATCGGCATTGGAACCTGCGTGGATGCGACGAAGGGGTGCGGGATTACGGATGAAGAGATGGACCTCTTACTTGCCAATCGGATTGCAAAGAATAAGTCGCAGATCCAGGAACAATTCCCGTGGACCACGAGCCTCGACGAAGCACGTTTCGGAGTTCTACTGAACATGTCTTATCAGTTGGGCATGCACGGGTTGGGAGAGTTTCGGCAGTTCCTGGCGGCACTACAGCAGGGAGATTACGAAGCAGCTTCCGCACACATGCTCGATTCAAAGTGGGCGAAACAGGACTCGCCGGATCGCGCACAGCGTTTGTCTGAACAGATCAAGACGGGAGTCTGGGTGTAGACGATGGCGTACCAGTTCGCAGATCCGTTCGATACCTACGGGAACAATTACACGCTCCTGGCGGGCTACCCGTGGGACGCACTCTCGTCTGCTGGTGTGGCGACCGTTATCAACACAGACTTTCGGTTTACCCCTCCAGGGACACTTCCCGGGGGATGCTGTGGGATCACGATAGGGAACTACCTTCGTAAGAATCTCTCAGGGTCGCCGGCGACGGTGCTGATCCTCGTTGGCATAAAGCTGCTCACTTTGCCTTCAAGTTCCGTGGGCGACATTGTGATGCTCTGGGACACCGGGACACAGCAGGTATGCCTCGCGGTGACTCCGAATGGAGCTCTGCAGTTCTACCGCGGAAACGTCGCGAACGCGATCGGTGCAATTACTCCGAACGGAACGATTCAAGCGAACGTCTGGTACGGGTTGGCGATTGCGGTAACCGTGAATGGGTCTACCGGGTCAGTCCAGTTATTCATCAACGGCAGCCAGGTGGCGGCGATCAATAGCACGGGTCTCAACACTCAGGCGACAGGCAATGCACAGGCGACTCAGGTCAGCATCGGGAATTCAAACAACACCGTGGGAACCATCCGCTACGACGACTTCTTTTGCATGGATACCACGGGCGCGTTCCTGAACGCTCTACCGGCCTACGATCCGCGCATCTTCACGAAAATGCCCTCCGCTCCGGGGAACTACACGAACTGGACTCCGGTCGGACTCGGGGCGAACTGGCAAAATGCTTCTCAGCAACCCCCGAGCGCGTCCGATTACAACGGGAACAATGTTGGAGGCACGAAGGACTCCTACGTCACGCAATCGGCTGGACTCGCTTCCGCGCCCTTCGCGGTGATCGTGCGCGCGAGTTTAGAGAGAGACGACGGCGGGGCACATACTCCCAGCTTACTTATCCGGAGTGGGGGAGTGGACGGCGTGAGTTCTGCGCTGCCGGCGCTCGGGTCGAGTTACGTATTTTACGATTACGTTCCTCAGAACGATCCGAACACGGTCCTGCCATGGACGGGACCAAACGCGGATGCTGCACAACCCGGAGTAGTCGAGGGATAGATGCGTGGCAATGGCTTTAGTCCAATCGATTTTAGGGGGTAATAACTCAGCTACCCTTACTGGGACTGGCCAATCTGTTTCCTGCACGGCTAATTTTCCTTCGAACACGGCGAGCGGCAACTTCCTTGTTGGAATCATGTATGTAAAGGCCACACTGGTCAGTGGGTCTTTCGGCAACTTAGGATACAGTCTCTCAACCCCGGGGATTACCTGGAATGCAACTGTTCTACAAGGTTCATGGACTGCTACGCAATTTGGATTGGCGCAGATTTTTTTCCTTTCCAATGCTGCCTCGGTTTCATCGGCTACTGCAAACACATTTACGGTTACTCAGGTAGCTGGAGGCGCAGACAGCATAACTGTTACTGTCGAGTGTGTCTTATTCGAATTTTCAGGAGTATCTGCGTTAGCTAGCCCAATCGATCAAAATCACTCGAAATTGAACCAAGCGGGCGGGACGCCCAACACAGCTAATCTATTTGCAACTGGTTCTGATTTGATCCTGGTTGCCTTCAATGGGAATTCTGGACTCATCTCAGCCGGATCCGGATACACTCTGGGACCGAATCCTGTGGCTGTGCAGTACGGTCAAGTCCAATATTTACTAAATTCTCCAACAGGAAGTAATGCTGCTGCGTTTTCGGGGGGCACAGAGACTAACTGGGGAGCAGTTTCCGTAGCCTTCCTCCCTCCGGCAGGTATCGGCGTCCGTCTGAACCAAGAAGCAGAACTGATTGCCGCAGAGTTTCTGAGTTCGACGAGCACCAAGGTGCGCCTGAATCAGATTGCTCTTTTGATCATGGCACCGGCCGTTTCGCCTTGCGTGGTCTCCTATCTCCAGATGGTGACTGACCTCTCGCTACGACTGGCGGATCCGAATCTCCTTTTCTGGACGAAAGCTGAACTGCAGCTTTACCTGCTCGAGGCTCTCCGGACCTGGAACGCACTGACCGAAATCTGGATCACGGCGCTTTCGTTCACCTCGGCGCCGACTCCAATCTGGACCGACATCTCTCAACTTGCCGGATCTCCCAGGCTGCGAACTCTAAACGACACCGACCTCTACACGGTCATGCAGTACCACTTGCTCGAGCCTCCCTCCGCAGGGACGTGGACCGGGACAAGCCAGTTCACGATTCCCGACCTGCAAGGGGCCCTTCAGCGGCGCCGCGACGAAGTGATTCAGTTAACGGCGTGCAACCTGGCTCAAATCTCTCCCGCCTACTCCGGAGTGATTCGGACGGCGCTTCCAAATACGCTGCTCGAGGTTGTCCGTGCGCGCTTCGTGCCAAATACAGGGACGCCGGTCACCCTGACCCGGGAAGATACGCAGGCTTTCGATCATTTCAATCCTGGGCACCTTCAGGCGACCGCAGTGCCGACATCCTTCAGCCTGATTGCTGAGCCTCCACTCGTTCTTGATCTCGACACGGCTCCCGCGGGCGGAGCGGTCTTCGACATCATCGGGATTCAGTCGGGACTGGCATTCAACCCTCCAAACTCAACTCTTCTGGGGGTTCCGAATGATTGGTCCTGGGTGGCGAAATGGGGAGCTTTAGCGGACCTGCTGAGTCGGGAGAGCGAAGCGACCGATAGACTTCGGGCGGATTACTGCTTCAAGCGCTACATGGACGGAATCAAGATCATGCAGGCGTCAAACTGGCTGGTCTCGGCCACGATCGGCGGGCTCCCAGTCGATACTCCCTCGATGCGCGAGATGGATGCCTTCGCAAACGAGTGGGAGAACGATTCTACGGTCTGGCCAGTGGTTGTGACCGCCGGGATGGATCTGGTCGCTCCTGCCCCTACAGGAACGCCAGCAAACGTAGTTTTAAACGTCATTGGCAACGCGCCGCTCCCCAGTTTGGACGGAGACTGCGTTTCGGTCCTTCGGGACCACTACGATGCCATTTTGGACTATGCCCAGGTGCTTGCTTCCTTCAAACTAGGCGGGGCGGAGTTCGGGGCGACCGGGGATCTTGAGAAGAAGTTTTTCATCGCCGCGCAGGATCAGAATAAGCGCCTGCGAAGTCTGGGACTCTACTCCGACGTCTTGCACCAAGAAGGCCGGCGGGAAACGATCTGGCAGCCAAGGATTTACGACACGAGGGGGTGACAGATGCCGTTACGACATTTCAAGTCGAAAGAAGGGTATCGAAAATATCGCGCGTACCGCCACATCCACGGAATTAAGTCGCGATCGAAGGAAGTTGTCGTAGCTGGCAAAAAGCACAAAATCGACCACTCGAAGCACGGCCGGAAGAAGAGAGGAGCGAAACGCTGATGGCGAAAGAAGATATAGGCGAGCTGGGAGAGAAGATCATCCATGGTGTGAATCGGGCTAAGGTGTACGCTCCAGTAGCCGTCGGCGTAGCGAAGACGTTCATGAAGGGTACGGCGGGGAGCAATTCCGAGAAGGACATCGACTACGGTCCCGGGCCCGCGCCGAAATCGCCTGCCCCGCCAAAACCCCCGGCCGACTACTACAAGGAATACCGAAATCGTGCAGGACAGGGTAGCAAGAGAAGCACAAAACGCGGCATGAAACGATAGGAGAAAATCATGGCTCACAAAGGGTTGGTGTTTAAGCACAAGGGCGGCCGGAAACGCAGAGGCGGTGGCAAGAAGGGCAAGAAGGGCTATGTCCACGTCGCCGCGAAGGGTCCAAGGAAGGCATAGGGAGGCGCTATGCATGTGAAGAAGTATGTCGCTAAGCATCGCGGACGTGCGGGCGGTGGCTACTCTGCCGCCCGCTACAAAAGCCATAACCGCGGCGTGCACCTGTCGAAGGGAAAAGCCAAGAAGCGTAGAGCCATGAAGGATGCTCCCGCTGCAATCTAGATGGCAGACTACTCGCGCGATCCGGAAGGTTTGGTGCTTGACTTCCACGGCATGGATCTGGTCAACCCAGTCGACCGGATCCCCGAGGGTAAGTACGCTTACGCTCAAAATGTCCGGAGATACTTGGGCGGCGGTACCACGTCGCGCGCTACCCAAGATTCCGCTTCCTACACTCTTCCGTCCGCTGTTCATTCGCTACGCCGACTGAACGACCTCACCCCGGCAGGTCCCGTCTTAGGCTTTGTCATCATTGGCGGATCGTCCGACAAAATCTATTCAAATGCCACGCAAGTCGACAGCGGATACAGCGGCAATCAAGTCTCGCTCATCCCGTTCCGGCCGAATGCCTCGGTCCAGCCCTGGATGTACTGCTTCGACTCACAGAAGTCGGGGAAGGTGCGCTCAGACGGTCTCCGCTACCGGGTAGGGATCGCGGAGCCGCAGGCTTCTCCGACCATCACAGCGCTCGCTGCCGCGAATACCCTGTCGATCGTTGGCAACGTCACAGCCCAGGTCTGGGGCGACAGTCCGCACTCAGGCCCGACGGCGGAGTACATCTGGAAAAACTCCTCTGACCCCATGGTCGGCGGAATTGTCCGGGTCTCGACTCCACCGAATGTCACGACAATTGGTAGTTCGCTGATCTTCGATGTCGTTACCGGCAATTCGACGATCGCGATGCAGTGGACGGTCTACGTCCTGAATTCTGGAACAGTGTCGACGGACGATATCGGCCTTCACAACGTTCATTGGGTCTCAGGGCAGGACTTCGGAAATCTGGTCGTAGGCCAGCAGATCACGATCAACAACGTCGCCTACACCATCTCGACGACTCCCTCAAACATCCTGATTACGGTGACCACGGCGGTTGGAGTCCAGACCAACGTCGCCTATTCCGCCGTAAGCCAGCAGGGAACGCAGCCCGTCTTTTCGCCGGCGCTCGAGAAAGAAGGCTTCGCAGATTTCAACATGTGCGTCCAAGCGACTTTGTTCGTACCCGCGGCGGGTACTTACAACCTGACCTTGGTCTCGAAAGACGACTGCTTGTGGGGGATTGGAAGCACAGCGACAGGGACAGCAACCTGGCCGGCTCCGGGGGCTGGCCAAGCTCTCTCAATCGCGGGGCAGAGTAAGTCTGTTCTTGGCGGCTATCCCCTGCTGCCGCGCCCGAACTACTCGAACAGCCACAACAGCGGCGGGTTCTCGATCAATGTCACGGTTGCCGTGACGTTCTCCGCGGCCGGGAACTACCCGATCGAACTTGATTACGATTACTGGTTCCACAGTGGCCGAACGCTAGTCGTAACTGCGAATGGCGCGAATCTGGCGCCAATTCCGGGAGCGGTGATTTCTTCCGCTCAGTACCGCTACGTTTATCGGTCCTCTCCGACCGGAGCGCTCTCGAATCCTTCTCCGCCGTCCGCACAGCAGACGATTGCTTCGCTCTCGAATGCGCTTGTGGCCACTCCGTCTACCGATCCACAGGTCGACAAGATCGACTGGTATCGTCTCGATGCGGGGTTGCTGAATTACACCTACGTGGGGACGGGTCCGAACACGAGCGCACCGTTCACTGACACTTTGCTTGACACCGATATCGCCGCGAACCCGATCTTGCAGTTCGACAACTACGAGCCGTTCCCCTCGATCGACCTGCCGCGAAAGGGTGTAGTGAACGTCTCAGGCGGAGTGGCGACCTGGGTCTCGGGAGATCAATTCAACACGCGCTGGCTCCCCGGGACGATCATTGTGGTGGGGACCGTGGCGTACACGCTCGATAAGCGGCCAACAAGTGCGACAACTCTCACGGCGACGAACACGGTCGTTATCGGCGGCATTGCGACCATTCAGCCGCTTGCGACCGGCACGGGATTGACCTACGAGATCGCGGAGCCGGATCTGGCCTCGCAGCAACTGCCGTACGTCTGGGGTCCGACCGACAACATCAACTTTGCTTTCGGTTGCGGAGACCCCCTGCGGCCGGGAACGATGTATTGGTGCAAAGGATCGAATCTCGACTCCGCGCCACAGACCAATCAGGAAGACCTTACCTCTCCGTCCGAGCCTTTGCAGAACGGCGCCATGGTCGCCGGTCTTGGCGTGGTCATGTCGACCGAGCGCGGTTGGGTCATTCAACCGAACTTCTTCGATGCCCTGGCGACAGTCGAAGGCACGATAGGCTCAACTTGGACACTCCAGGACGGCGGCTTTACCCGTGGTCTCTACATTCCGCGCTGCATCGCAATCGACGGTGGCGGGCGAATCTTCTACCGCGGCAAGGATGGCGTTTACGTTTCGATGCGCGGCGGTCCCGAACAGGCCATCACCGATGGCGACCTCTATAACCTGTTCGTGCACGAAGGCGAAATCCCTCAGCCCGTCACGCGGGCCGGCTTTGTGTGCTTCCCGCCGGATGACACGAATCCGCATGCGCAACGATTTGCGTGTGCGAACGGATATCTCTACTACGATTACCAAGATGTGAGCGGGACCTTACGGACTTTGGTCTATGACATCATCGCCGGCGGCTGGGTGTTCGATGTCTACCAGTTTGCCGTGGCGGTGCATTGTCTAGAGGAAGGACCCGGGGTGAATAACACGCTCGTGGGCTGCTCGAATGGGACAGTACGGCCACTGGCGCTGGGCGGGAATGAGACGGCAACCAGTGTCGTTGTTACGCCGGCGGATACGAAGGGCGATGCGCGCGCCGATAAGCACTGGGGCGATCTCTATATCGAAGCAGGACCGGGCCTACGGAGTAATTGAGGAGCAACTGAGTGCCGGTAATCTCTGATCTCTCGTTGACCATCACACCGTCGATCGGGCTCTACACCAGTCCGGTTTCCGATGGCGTCATTGTCGCGTCCGAGAAGACAGATCAAGGTCGAAACCAGATCGTGCTCGATTTCAACGGCGGGGATGGTCTCTACTCGCGAGACCTGGGAACGATCTTTCAGTGGCCTACGCTGGTTGGGACCGTGCTTCGGCGGTGGCAGCCAACTCTTCTTCCACAGCCCGAGACGATCTTTTCCCGAGCGACACCTTGGGACGATGGCGGGATTCCGGGAGCGAAGTTCATCCAGGGCTATATGGTCAGTGCGGACTCCTACAACGTTGCGAAGACCTTTCAGATAGAATCGCAAGACGATCACAGCATTCACACGGTTTACGAGACTCCCGCGACGTTCAATCAGCAAGCAGAGATTGCATTCTCATGCGATCCGTTCATAGCCCACGCCGTACGGCTTCTGTCTTCAGACGGAGTGCGCTGGAGAATTTTCAACACTCGTCCAGTGTTCCAGCCTTATCCCGAGCTCGCTACTGTCTGGAAGACGGAGATGGTGAATTTCGGGATGGGCTGGCAGCATGTGCGGTTGCTGAATATCCCCTACATCGCGACCGCGGCGGTGACGCTGACACTGCTGCTTGATGGGAACACGCAAGTAATTTCCGGGCAGATGCCCGCGACCGCAAGCCAACTCTATCCGATCAAGCAGAAAGTGATTCCGCAGGCGACACCGAACAAGGCGAAACTTGTCGGGTTTCAGGCTACGTCCAGCGCTCCCTTCCGTGTGTTCCAAGAGATGCTCGAGGTCTGGGTCGGTGCCTGGGGGCGGACGGATTCCTACACAATAGTCCGACCATTCGGGGGGAAGGCTGCAGCAGGCGCGGAGGTGTAAGGTGGCAGCAAAGAAGGGAATTCAGCAGAAGGTGGGTCGGAAGAAGAAGCAGTCCTGGGAAGCGCAGGAACTCTCGGACATCAACAAGTATTGGAAGCCGGAACTCATGACGAGAGAATACAACCGAAAACTCATAAGACGGAAAACGTAGATGCCGTTACCGCCAGGCTCAAATCGCTGGGTCCCGCACTTCGAAGATCCCGAGATCGACAAATTCGCGCGAAACACGTTCGATGGAATCAAGGACCTGAATGCGGCGATCAAAGCGCTGAACACGAAAGCGAATGGCACACAGTCTCAGACGACGGCTCTTGCGGCGCAGGTGACAAACATCTCGAATCAGGTAACCCTGAACACGCAGAACATCACGAACATCACGAATAACAACATCGTGAATGGTGTGATCGATTGCGGGACGTTTGAGGAGATTTATCGGTAATGGCGACGCTTGGCAGACTCGCTGAGTTTCAACCCCTTCGAGGTACGCAAGCAGATCTCCAGAAAGCGCTCCCGCTGGGGTGGGCGGAACTCTACTTTGCCGCCGACACGGGAAATCTCTTCATGGGAACGCCGGGGAGTGGGGTAGGATATGTGCAAATCGGAGATACCCTACAAGTGAACGACACAATGTTGAAAGTGCTCGCGGAGTTAGAGCGGATTCGCAAGGCTCTCGTTGCTCTCGCATGCGAGGGCGGCCGAGCTCGGCCAGAGGACTTTGAACCATCTCAAGATAATGCGGCGCAGTCTTAGCGGAGGATTTTCATGCTCTCACAGGGGAACCAGAATCAGACCGGGAAGGTAACGGGGCAGAACATCGTCGTCGGTCTCGGAGAGTTCTCGGACCAACTCGCTAGCGACTTGATGGCGAAGTATTACGAGCAGACCTATCGCGGGAATGTCTACTCGACTGGCATGCAACTTACCAGCATTTCGAACGCGACGTTCACTACGGCCGATGCTCTTTCCGCAACTCTCGCGACGGCTGCCACGGCCACGCCGGTCATCGGACTTTGGAACCCACTTGGGAGCGGCTTCAATGCAGCGATTCTCCAAGCTCGCTTGGGGCTTGTCCTGACAGCTTTGACCGCAACCGGATGCGGCGGGTTTGTCTGGGCAGTCTACACGGGCAATGCTGGCATTATTGTCGCGGGCCAGGCTGCGCCGGTGAATCGTAAAACTTTCGTCGCTTCGGGGTCTCAGATGAAGGGGCTTTCAGGGGTGGCGCTGACCGGCCTCGTTTCGATAGGAGCTTTTCTTGATGCCTCCGGACTGGGTGGCGGATCATCGATCAATGCATCCGAAGCTCAAACTGCAGCGGGTTTCCTGACGCCGCAGATCTCCTCAGTCGAGAACATCGACGGAAATATCATCGTTCCTCCTGGTGGAATTCTTGGCTTGTTCTGCTCGACAACCCCGGTCGCTCACAGTGCTGTGTCTGGGCTCACGTGGATGGAAATTCCGATTTAGCGAGGGAAATTTAGAACGGCAAATTCGCCATGAAGTTCGGAGACGAACTCGTCATAGGCTCGTGCCGCAGCTTCCTCGGTGGGGTGAACGCCAAGGTAATACCATTTCCCATGAGAGATGATTTCTGCTTTCCATTTCTTGTCCGCTCGCGTAACGCCCTTAAATCGGGATTGTCCAATTGTCATTTTTCTTCGGTTGTGTTGATTCTGAAACCGAGTAACGATGCGGAGATTTCTGCGGCGATTGTCTAGTGTTCGCCCACTCTTAACGTGATCTACCTGTCTCTTATCTCCGAGTGGAATGCCGAGAATTTCTCTGTGCATCATTACGGTATGGGCGCCTTTCTTGTTGAGTTGCGCTGTTGTGCGACCAGCGTAAAAACTCCGCGTCTTCGTATTCCAGAAAGCTTGCCACTTGAATTGCGAGACGCTCTCATAATCAGCAGCATCTACCAGGGCAAATTGACCTTGCGTTAGAGGAATTCTGCGATAGGATTCGTTGGGGTGGGTTTCCTGTTTCGGCAGGTTCATGTGCGTCTCCT